CTTTGGCCCCCCTAACATTGTTAGGAAAATTCAGAATGACCATCAACCCGAAAATCATCACTGCGCCCAATGGCCGCAAATATGCGTGTTTCTTCAGTGTGGGTTATGCCCGTACATGGTTCGAAACCAACTTCCCCAACGCGAAACCACAGGCCCCCTCGCGGGTCGGCCAAATGGCTGGGTTCTGTATCGGCTGACCCTTCCACCTTCCAAGGAATAACTATGCGTTAGCTTCCATCCGGTTTGAGGCCACCGACAAAACGCCTCCGGTTGCTGGTGTACCGATAGACAAAGCCCTCCGCATAGCCCACTGGATTGTCCGGTGGGCTTTTTCACGTCTGGCCCTGCCTAACATTGTTAGGTGGGGCTTTTTTGCGTCCTTTGGTATCGGTTTTCGATGGCTGGGCTTGACTATTTTGAACTAATTAAAAACGTAACACGAAACCAGATACTTACACCTGATGACCGTTCTCTGGTCGGCAGTAGCGGCGTTACATATAACTCTTGACAGTGAGGGCAAAAACAGCGCGTTACGTTTTTTCGGGCTCTGACCTAAATTTTTCCGATGACCGTTCTCTGGTCGGCAGTAGCGAGGCGCGTTACGTTTTTGGGGGGCTTTGTGAAATTCCGCGTTACGTTTTCAAGGCCAAAAAACCTCTTGAAACCCGCATGAATGCTAGATCGTTAGATGTTATGCGTTTTAAAAATTGAGAGTGGACTTTTTTTTTCTGAGATCGGCAAGGCCTTCCAGCAAGCGCGAAGCATCCGGGCAAAGTTCAAAAAGAAAAAAACCATTGTTCAACTTTATTTTCTTTAATTTTAAAACATATATACCCCCCAACACACTTTTTCCCTAATCAAATCAACAACTTAGCGTGTTACGTTTTCCAATTATATGGAATGCAGCGTTACGTAACACGCTTGACCCCCATACCCAACATATGTTACGATTCTAGCCTCATCAAAACGTACCTAACTGGAGTACACAATGCGACCCCTCGAACCCTTCCGCCTATCTAACATTGTTAGCGTCAACCTCACCGCCCTGCTGCACAAGCAGGTTAAGCACTACGCCGCCACCCACAAGCTCACCATTGCATCCACCGTGCGCGATGCCATCAACGCCTTCACCCACGCCCCCCACACCTACCGCGCACCCAACATCACCGCCCTGCTCCGTGCTGACCCCCAACTCCCCACCCGCATAACCCGCGACCGCACCATCGTCCTGACCCTCTTGCCCACAGACCGCGCCCCCCTTGACCAACTTTCCCGAGACACCCTGCTGCCCTGCTCGTCACTTATGCGCCGTGCCATCTACGAACACACGAAGGCTGACACGGAGAGAGGGGTCCCCGAGCTGCTTATGGACGCATGGGGCGACCAACCACTTGCTGCCCTGCCCCAACCCCGCCCAGCGGACAAGCGCAGAAAGAAGAAAACACCTGCATGACCACCGGAAACCGACCTCGACTCTAGTCTCGGCCAAGACTAGATCGCTTGACTTGGGTGTTATTATGTGTTACAATATAAGCTGGTTGGGAGAAAAGCGTAACGCGCCAAGCCCCTCCAGTCCCCACCTAACAATGTTAGGTATATCAGAGTAATCAGAAAGGTTAGATATGTCAGTCGATCATGATTGGAAAGAATGCCGCGAGTGCGGCGACGATGTGCACATCGAGCGTTGGTCCCTCGGCTACCGCCTGTGCAAGTTCTGCGGCGAAGAAGCCGCCCGTATGGAGCGCATGAGCTGGTGCGTTGTCCAAGAGTACGGCAAGGGTAACTACCAATACGTCACCCCCCAGAGTGCACCCACCACCCTGCGCAACACCAACCAGAAGCAGACACGCTCATGACAAAGCACACAAACGACACCAAACCCGCGCCCGTGTCCACACCCGCTCCCAAACTCTACACCGGGCCAGCGGAGCCCATACCAACGCACAAGGAGTCCATGGGGGACAGAGTGCTCTACATCTGCTTCGCGGTGCTCGCCGCAGTGTTCCTAACATTGTTAGCCCTCGGGCTGCTGGAGGGTGTATGAAAGCAAGTGAGATCAAGCCGACTAGCTGGATGTACGGGAGCAGCAACCTACGCAAAGCCATGCTCATGCGCAAGTGGGACGGCATACGCAAGAACGTGCGCCTCATGGAGGACAGCCTGCCCCTGCTGATGAACAACCCCGAGACCACGCCCGAGCAGTTGGTCATGGCCAGCAAGCTGTACACAAACGTAACGCAGCAACTGCATGACCACGCCAAGATGATTGACACGTTCATTTATCACGGGCACAAGCTCATGCACATGCGGAGCTGCCCCACCTACCGCACAGGGGACGAAGCCCTGTGCGAGTGCAAAGACTGGCAAGGAGAGAACGCATGAGCGGACTCAACAGATATTACGTCACAGGCTGGAGCGCAAGGTTCGGCATGTGGATTGCCGAGACGCTCGAATGCGCAACGATGGAGCTCGCCAAGAAGCGATACCAGACCAGCCACCCGACCTTGAAACAGATCAAGGTTTATAGACTCAACAAGGAGAATTGATATGTTTGCATCGACAGGAAGATTGCCGTACTTGTACAGCTACGAAGGTGCCAAGAAGTACCACGACCAGATCAAGCCACTGCGAAGCGGTAGGCGTATGGGGTTCAAGCCATTGGGTGCACGCAAGGACACGCACATGTTCATACGTGAGAACACCGAGGGCAGCATCGAGTGCGTGCTCTACGAAACCCCGGTGGTGACATACAAACAAGACGGTGGTGTGGTGGTCACGCCGGGCAAGTGGCCGTCATCGTTTACATGTGCGTTCATCGAAGGACTGCTCGCCGATACGAGCGCGAACAGAACGAAGGGCATGGTGGTGCTGCGCTTAAACAGTGGGGCCAACTTCATCAAGCACCCGTTGAAGCAAGGCCAGAGCATCGAGCTGCTGCGCGTGCCAGTGGAGCCGGGGCGTGCGGGTAAGTGGGAAGTAAGGAACGCTGAGGGTGTGCACGTATGGAGACCCAACCGCGCCAAGGCTAACAATGTTAGGGCCAAGTACAAGGAGATGATCGGCTACCACAAGGGCATGGTCTCACTGCTCACACAAGAGCGCGAGAAGTCCAACGAGGACGACCCGTTCGAGGCGGCGAAGATACTGATGCTGCCCAAGGACATGCTCGCCGACACGCTCGGAACGATGACGAGAACGGAGCGTGTGTACGGGGGCCAGACCGCAGAGGTTGAGCGTGCGTACGTAGACATGGAGCTGTTCAACAAAGCGGCGAACCACAAGCCGACGTGGGTGGGGTATGGCTACAACTACGAGGTGGGGAGCCCCGAGCACGAGACATGGCAGCAGCAGAAACAGAAAACCAGAGCTGACTGGTACGCCGTGCGTGACAAGGTGTTAGACCTCATGCGCAGTGACCAGCCCGAGGAGACTAAGTATGCCAACTTCCTCAAGGCAACACTGGGCCTCATGTGCGCGGCGTCAGGTGTGCGGTCGTACAGTTGGGGAGTGAAATCACAGAACCCCGTGGAGCTGAGCTATTCCAAAGCATCCACAGCAGTGACGGAGTTCCTCACGCTTGCGTTCGCCGAGGAGATCATGGAGCTCAAGCAGTTACCCGTGGGCCGTGTGCCTACGACAAACTATGCAGAGATGTTGTTCGATGACTTTAAAAACCAAGGAGAAGGTAAATGACAAAGCAGGACAAGCGAGAGTTCCGAGGCTACTGCGAACAATGCACAGACAGCCAACTGCGAAACGTGTATGCCAAAGAGAAGCTGGCAAGGCGCACAGCCTACGCCGACATCGCCCGTGAAGTAATGAGTGAAAGAAACCGCAACCAAGGAGAAACCAAATGAAGCAAGTAAAAATCGGAGTGCCGACAGGCTACAAGGGATGCATCATCGTGCCCGTCAATGATGGGTTCGATGTGATCGACAGAGTAAGCGGTCGGTGGATGCACGTCCCCAACCAACGCACAGCGAAGTGGAACGCAACGGTGTGGACACGACTGCGCGATGAGTTCGGAGAGTCCGAGCCCCTAACAGTGTTACCTCCTGTGGTAGCAGAGGTAGTCACAAGGAAAGTGATGGTGATGAAATGAAAACGAGTGAACTGACAGGCGCTGCCCTTGATTGGGCGGTGCATCAAGCACGGTTTGAAGGGGCTTGCCATGACGAGCCGTTCCCCAGTTACTCAACCGACTGGTCCCAAGGTGGGCCGATTATTGAGCGTGAGGGCATTTCTGTGCGGTACCGGGTGGGCGTGAACATGACCGCCAGTATCAACGGGCAGTACACGCAAACGATTGGGCATAGGCACAAAGGAAACATAGGACTACTCGTAGCCATGCGGTGCTATGTCGCCAGCAAATTGGGCGATGATGTTGACGTACCCGAGGAGTTGAAATGAAAACATCAGAAGTATTCAAGAGGGTCAAGGAGAACTTGGCCAAAGACTTGCATGAGGCATACAACCATTCAGGCAAGGAAAAGTTCATCTGCATTGCCACCACCACTGCGGCAGCGCACTCCAAGCGCATAACCAACGAGGATGTGGAGCGATGCACCGACATCGTTGAGTCGCGACTTGAGGGTGCGTACACAATGGAGGGGTGGCTCAATGATCGGGGCTGCGTACCCGAATACGAACTGTGTGACCGCACCACAAAGGACCGCATCCAAGCGCATAGACACGCATGGGTAGACATGCTGATCGCAGAGTTTGAATCGAAAGGAGATTGAGATGAGCTTCACTGATCTTGAGTACGTGCTCATGATTGCAGTGTTCGCACTGCTGTGGCGCAACACATCGGCCAACTTGAACGCAGCGAGAGAGGAGGCGAGAGCCAACAAGTATTCACGCTGGCTGATGAGTGTGTACGAGAACAAGGGCAAGGTCGTCCACAAGGATGACGGCTACTACTTCGAGGAAAACTAATGCCACGGCGCAAGAAGAAATGGATGTTGCTGCGCGGGAAGTTCGGCAACTTCATTGTTGTTGAGCGCCAATGGTACGACTTCGTGGGTATAGCCAAAAGGCGAGGTAGTAAACAGATGTGGTGGATCGCTGCGGAGAGCGACGACCAAGGGGCCATGCAAGCGATGGCCCAGCTAACAGACAGATACGTATCCTCAGCTTTAGTCAGACCCCATGGCTAAATCACTTGACTTAGGTATCAATCTGTGTTACAATATAAGCTGGTGAGGATAAATGTGTCCCGCCATAACCGCCTAACAATGTTAGGCACACCATCAGAGTTCATTAGAAGGAAATCAAAATGTCAGAAGTATCTTTCGGCAAGAGCATCACGCTCAAGCAAGCGGCCAACCTGATCCGCACCAACCCAACCACTCGCTTCCTGTTGCAGGGCGAGCCCGGTATCGGCAAGTCATCCCTGCTCGAAAACATTGCCGATGGGCTTGGCTTTGAGTATGCGTACATAGACGTACCGAACATGGACTTGGGCGACATCGCCATGCCTGTGATCGACCACGACACCAAGACCACACGCTACTACCCCAACGCACGGTTCCGCATTCACGAGAACAAGCCGCTGGTCATCATGCTCGACGAGTTCACCAAGGGTGCTGACCCAGTGAAGAACATGCTGCACCCCATGCTTGAGAAGGCCAACCCACGGCTCGGCGATATCCCACTGACCAAGGACACCATCGTGTTCTTGACGGGCAACCTGAGCACGGACGGTGTGGGCGACAACCTGAAGGCGCACAGTCGCAACCGACTGGTTCCGGTGACTATCAGCAAACCAGACGCAGACCAGTGGATCGACTGGGCCATCAACAAAGGCATCGAGCCCGAGGTGATTGCGTGGGTGAATCGTTTCCCTCATGCACTGGCAAGCTACACGGACGGTGGGCAGGGCGACAACCCCTACATCTACAACCCACGAAAGACACAGACAGCGTTCGTATCACCACGCTCACTTGAGACTGCATCTAACATTGTTAGGACACGCAAAGAGAACGACAGTGACGCAGTGATCGCCGCGCTGACTGGTGCGATCGGCGAGAGTGCAGCCCGTGACATGCAAGCGTACATCGAGTTCTCGGACCAACTGCCTACGTGGGAGTCAACCATCCAGCAGCCAAAGACTACGACTGTACCTACAAGCCCCGGCGCATGTGCCATCGTGGTGTTCGGTGCTATCGCCCGTGTGGACAAGACAACGATCGCCCCGTTCATGTCCTATCTGGAGCGATTCGAGCCCGAGTGGCAAGCATGCTTTGCGATCAACATCGCACGTACACCATCCAAGCAAGCCATTGCGTTCAGTTGCAAGGCGTTCTCGGACTGGGTTGCGAAGAACCAAGACCTGCTGTGAGATGCTGTACGCAAGCATAGCAATGCAGAACTATCCGCTTGGGTGGGAGGAGCTTGAGTGGAAGATGCGCAAACTCAAGCAACTTGTCTGGAGCTATCAGTTGGACATAGCACAGCAGGTGTTTAGTCTGAAGGCACCCCCGTATCAGTTCACTCTGATCCGGTGGGGTCACAGGCCAGACATCAACACATCACCAACGAGAGAGGTGCTGTACGAAGGGCACGACTACTACGCCGTGCTCGGATTCGTTACTTTGCTGTTAACAGCAGAGGAAGATAAACAACACATGAGGAGCTAACAATGTTAGGAGCAAGACATGGGGTATAGGAGCGCGATAACTGCGGTGTTCTACACCAACAAGAAAGACGAGTGGCCTCTTATGAAGCTGTTCGTCGAAGAAAACTTTCCGAAGGACTTAGCTGACTGCCTAGAACAGGAGTGGGAGGAGCCACGGGGCAGGTGGGGGTTCGTGTTTCGTGTGGACGACTACAAGTGGTACGAGAGTTACCCCGAAGTGCAGGCGTTCAACGAGTTCGAGGAGAGGTTCACAAGTATGGAGAAGTGCGTAGACGGTACGTGGGCTTGCGAGTTCGCACGTATCGGGGAAGAGACCGACGACATTGAGGAAAGAAATTCAAACCATGCCGACTACATCCTCAGAGTCGTTCGTCATATCGAAATTGAGTTTTAAACAAGGAGCTAACAATGTTAGAGGAACGCAAAGTTCAGAAGGCCAAGATCACCCTGATGCGACATCCCAAGTTCGCATTGCTGCAAGGCATCTTGATGGTGGGCAAGACGAAGGTAGCCGACGATGTGCCGACTGCATGTACCAACGGTCGTGACGAGACCTATGGCCGTGAGTTTGTGCGCAAGCTGCGCGACCCCGAGCTTGCCTTTGTGATTGCACACGAGGCAGGGCACAAGATGTACCGCCACATGACTACGTGGGCGAAGTTACACGCCGAAGATGCGCACTTAACCAATCAGGCTTGTGACTACGTTATTAACCTGATGCTCAAGGACCTCGACCCGAGCGAGAACGTCATCGCCATGCCTATGTACAGGGATGGGCCACACGCTGGCAAGAAGATGGGCTTGATCGACGAGAGGTTCCGTGGCATGAACACCAAGCAGGTGTACGACATTCTCAAGCAAGAGCAGAAGGATGCCGGAGGCGACGGCGACGGTGACGGCGAAGGCAGTGGTGGGGGCAACGGTGGCGGCGGTATCGACGACCACGACTGGGATGGGGCCAAGGAACTTACCGACGAGCAGAAGAAGGAGCTGGCGCGTGACATCGACCAAGCGATACGGCAGGGGTTGATGGCACACCAGAAGATCAACGGCAAGGGTGCGGGTGGACTCGACCGCGAGTTGCAAGACTTGATGGAGCCCAAGGTCAACTGGCGCGAGGAGCTGCGTGAGTATGTGAAAGCAGTGTGCCGAGCCAAGGACACATCGAGCTGGCGCAGGGTCAACCGGCGCTTCCTGTCCACAGGTATCTACATGCCATCAATGGTGGGTGAGAAGGTGGGCCACATCGTTGTGGGTATCGACACATCGGGTTCGATCGGTGGGCCTGAGCTTGCGGAGTTTCTGTCCGAGGTCAAGGGTATCGCGGAAGAAGTAAACCCCGAGAAGGTTGACTTGATCTATTGGGACAGCGAAGTGGCGGCGCACGAGGAGTATGCCGACGCCGAGGTATCTAACATTGTTAGCTCTACCAAACCCAAGGGTGGCGGGGGCACAAGCCCAAGCTGCATGTCTGAGTATCTGAAGGAGAAGAAGATTGTCCCTGAGTGCATCATCATGCTTACAGACGGCTATGTCGGCAATGACTGGGGCAGTGACTGGACTGCTCCGGTCATGTGGGCTATCACGGGCGGCAACACAAGTGTCGCTTCAAACGGCAAAACAATTCACATCAAAAACTGAGGAGAGCAACATGATTGTGGTTGACATAGGTTGGAAGAAGCTGGTCATGACCAAGGAAGCAGCATTCCAGTTGGCCTCGGCACTTGAGAGTGCTGAGATATACGAACGCAAGTGGGTGAGCGAAGAAGATCGCGCAGAGAAAGGAGTTGACCACACGTTCCATGTATATGCAAACGATCAGCCGTTCGGCATGGAGATTATGAGCGACGACTTGTATCGCATGGCGAAGCTGGCTGGCAAGCCAGAGAAAAAATAATGGGAACGGTCATTCTTTGTGGCCGAGTAACAATGTTAGGAGAAACCAAATGAGTATCAGTGCATCAGCAGTGTTAGTTGAGTTGAACATCAGTGTGTGGCCTGCGTCGAAGATCGACCGAGAGGTTACGGACAAAGTGAATGCAGACGCATCGGCAGTGGCCGGGGCATCGCAGACCAAGAAAAATCTGTTTGCAGGTACGAGCCTGCGCAAAGACATCGAGAAGTTCGCGGCTCGCGTTCGGCTCTACCACAACCAGCACACCCTACCGTGGGCAGACAAAGGCGAGCGCATGCTGCCGACCAAGTTGTTCATGGAATACAAGCAGACCATGAATGACTACGAGCGTACGTTCGACATGATGTGCCACAACTTCTTTGTCGAGTACCCACGACTGGTGGGCGAGGCGCACAACAATCTTGGCACGATGTACAAGGCCGAGGACTACCCAGACTTGGAGACAGTCAAAGCCAAGTTCGGGTTTCGCCGAGCAGTGAACCCCATGCCCGAGTCAGGTGACTTCCGCTTGGACATACCTGCGGATGACTTGGCAGAGATGCGCGACGAGTTCGAGGACAAGTTCAAGGAGCGACTGGCTGACGCAGTGCGCGAGCCGTGGAACCGACTGCACACCATGCTGACAACCATGTCGGAGAAGCTGACAGACGTTGAAGGCGACGACGCCAAGAAGCGTTACCACGACTCACTTATCAGTAACCCTTTGGAGCTATGCGGGCTGCTGACAAAGCTGAACGTGACCAACAACCCCCTGCTCGAAGAAGCTCGCAGACAGTTAGAGCTAACAATGTTAGGGGCAAACATTGAAGTCATCAAGGAAAGCAGCGATGCACGAAGCGAGCTGAAGTCCAAGGTGGACAACATCCTCAAGAAGTTTGAATGGTAAGGAGAACACAATGATATTCAACACACGCGACATGCCCAACGTATCGTTCGAGCCCCAAACACTGGACCGGATCAACCAACGGTATCCCAATTGGGGCGGCGATTTCAAGTTCAGATCGACCATGATGGGCGAGCTGTTCAAAACAATCTACTTGGCCAACCCGACATGGCGGTTTCAGTTCGAGAACCTTGTCTACAACGACACCAGCGCAGTTACGCCCAAGACAGTCCACGTCAGTTGCGAGGGTGAGAAGCTGGGGTACATAGAGGCGGATTATTTCCGTGGTAACCACGGCGTGGCTATAGCCAACCACCGCATAAACAAAGAGGTCATGCGAACGAGCAATGACAAGCGTGCGCTCGGTGCCATCAAGAAGTACTTTGTTAAGCGCAACGTCAACGAGCGACTTGAGAAAGCGCAAACTGATGCAAAGCAAGCAATCGACTCCGCTGTGAGCAGATCAAGCCACGCCATACAGGGGGTCAAGTACAAGCTAGAGACTGCATCCCTTGTGTTTGTTATGGACCACGCTCGCGAAGCGTTCGAGGAGTTCTCCAAGGTGCATGCGCCAGCCAACCTAACAATGTTAGAGAAGTACGACAAGGAGATTTTGGATGCAGACACTATCGAGGAAGTGCGAAGCAAGTACGGTGCAGGTAACGCCGCGCTTGTAGTGTTGGATCAGGGTAAGTACATAGTTAAAACAGGTGACAACGTACAACTGTTTGATGATAATGACCTCCCCGAACAAATACGGGGCCGACTGGGTTTGCTGAAGCTGGTCGAGTACAGGCAGATGGTGACGAATGCTGGCTGCAGAATAAGCGGCGAAGTGTTTGTTGTTGTGTTAGACGAAGAAGGAGCAAGCGAATGAAGACGACTATCCCGTGGATACCCGTGACCCACCCCGACTTCAAATGGAGTAGCGGGTCGGACGTGCAAGCACTGTGGCGCAAGTATGGGTGGAGTCCACCCAGCGAGAAGATCACACCCCCACCTGTGGTGAACAAAGAACCCGCATGGATCAACCCACTGCGGCGGCTTAAATGAAAGCCATCTTAGAGTTCAACTACCCCGAAGACACTGACAAATGCCGACGAGCGATCCACGCAGACGAGGCGTTTGACATGCTGCTGACGGTCAGGCAGTTTGCCGAGGTGCGCTACCAGAACAAGGCCGACATGGAGAGAGTTCTGCGGGACATCCACGATCGCGTTGTGTATGCACTAGAAACAACAGGAGAAATATGAACAACGAAGATATTTTTGATGCAGACGGCAAAGCCTTGGAAGCTGCCCTCAACCTGATCGAGGTCATCATGAAGACCGACCCCGGCGTGTATGACGAGATTGCACTGCCCGTCATCGGGTTGTTGAAAGAACGCTTGGCGAGTTCATGGAGGGGCGAATGACCGACTGCAAACACCGTTGGGAGCCCATCACTGGGTCGGGTATGTACAAGTGCGCCCGATGCGGCGCTTTTATGAGGATCATCAAATGAGCAATACAAACACAGGTGGGCCAGCGTTTCCGTCAGGTCTGATTGACCCGTTAACCCCAGAAGATGCAGTGCAGTCGTTACACAACGGCATGACCCTGCGCGACTACTTTGCAGGTCAAGCCCTTGCTTCTGTTAACTTGGGCATCGGAGTAACAGACGACTTCTATTCTCGGACTGCAAAGCACTGCTATGCACTCGCTGATGCCATGCTGAAAGCGAGGGAGGCATGAACGAAGACGAAGACAAACCAACCCCGGCTGACGGGCAGTTGATCTGGATACTGTGGGCCTTCATCGTGTTGATGCTGGGCCTGTTGACATTGAGGAGCTGTTTATGAACCTTGCAAATAACTACGTCGCCGTGGGCGCATCACATGAGAAAGACTGCGTGCCTTGCGTAGTCGTGACGACGAGTAGCGGCGTTTTTATCCAACTGCCGGAGGACGCGGCACGCAAGTTGGCTGATGACATTTTGCGTAATGCCAACTACCTGTGGCCGATGGGTGAGGAGAACACATGACCAAAGACGAAGCACTGAAGCTGGCGCTGGATGATCTGATTGCGGAATACCACATGGAGACATCATCGTTTGCAAAGCGGGTGGATGAGATATTCAAGCAAGCCCGTTCAGCACCTGTGCAGGACATTGGTGTTGAACAAGATGAGCGTGTGTTTGCCCGTATTGAGGCGAGAAAAAACAGAGATGCAGCACACAAAGAGACAGCACAGCGGTCTTGGATTGGGCTGACGGATGAGGAAGTTTTTGAGACTCATAAGCAAGTGGACTCAATGCAGTATCTGACATTTGGCAAAGCCATTGAAGCCAAGCTGCGCGAGAAGAATGGCTGGTATCGGCAGCACGTAACAGACGGCTCTCCTTGTTGGTGTGAACCAGAAATCAGCTACACAAACCCAGAGACAGGCGCGTCTGTGATTGTTCACAAGGAGCCGCAATGACAACGCCAGAGCAACTGATGACGCAGGAAGAGCTTGCGTTCCGCTGGAAGATCAGCGAGGCCACACTGGAGCGCGACAGATCACTCAAGCAGGGCTGTCGATACCTCAAGCTGGGCGGTCTGATCCGTTACCGCATTCAGGATATATTGGATTACGAAGAGGCCTGCATGCGTGAGCCGAAAGCCAAACTCAAGGAGAGTTGAAATGAGAGACACGATAGACATGGCCCGTGAGGCTGGCTTATTGACTTGGCTGAATCCACCAGAAGATGTGATTGAACGATTCAAAGCCTTTGAAGCCCTTGTCCGTGCTGACGCTATCGCTGATGAGCGTGAGGCATTCAACAAAGAGCGCCAGCAATACGCCGACTGGCTTGATGAGGCTGCTGCTGACATCGAAGATTGGGGGATGTACGCCAGCGAGTATTTGCAGCAAAAATGGGACTTGCCCGATCAGGTGCAGGATTACAAGAACCGAGCAGCCGCCATCCGAGCAAGGGGGAACACATGACACTGATAGACAAAGCCTGTTACGAACGTGGGTGTGCTTGCTACGACCCCCGTGTTGACCTTGACAATATTGAAGTTGTTCAGCGTGAGTGGGTTGGGTTAACGGATGATGAACGGTTAGAAGTCGCTGAAATTGATGGTGCAGATGAATGGTTTTGGAAAGTCTGCAAAGCCATCGAAGCCAAACTCAAGGAGAAGAACACGTAATGGGAACAACCAACACAGGCGCACACGTCATCAAGGCACTGGAGGCATTCAACGAGTTCGGTCGCTTGACCGCGCAAGAGTTTGCCGACTACGCCGACATCGGTCGTTACGATGCACATGCTGTGCTCAACCGCATGAACAAACGCACCAAAGCTGGCGTCAAGCGCATCTACGTTGCCGACTGGACCTACGAGCACGATGATGCGCGGCGCTACCCACGGGCGGTGTTCATGCTTGGAGATAAGGAAGACAAGAAGAAGCCCCAGCCCAACATCCGACTGAACCGACAACGCAGTGAGACCAACCGCAACGCCCAATTCAGAATGAACAGTGTGTTCAACATGGCGATGACACGCGACAAGATCAGAGAAATAAGGAGATCACTATGAAAAAACAAACTTGCAACTGCCACCCCGACTCGCCCTTCCACTGGGCGCACAACAAGCAACCGAGCATCTTCATGCAAGACGCTACGTTCCGTGCCAAGGGCACGGCGGCAAGCACCGACTACAAGGCGTTCGGCATTTACAGCCGGGCTACTCCGCACATCAAACCACAACTCAACAAACATGAACTATGAAATGCCCCATCTGCGGCGTATGGACACGCACACTGGAGACAAGAACCAATGAAGACACCAATGAAATCTGGCGCAGAAAAGAATGCGGCAACACCCACA